AAGCCAGCTAAAGTCTTCACACAAGAAGAACTAGACGCTGCCATTGGCAAAAGGCTTGCAAGAGAACAGCGTAAGTGGGAAAGAGAACAGGCACGTCGAGCGCAAGAAGCGCCTGCCGTATCTGCCGAACTTCCACCGGTCGAGAATTTTAATTCTGTTGATGAGTACGCCGATGCACTGGCGGTACGAAAAGCAGAGGAATTGCTCGCCAAACGTGAAGCTGATCGCGAACGAATGGATTTTCTTGAGGCGTATCACGACAGAGAAGAAGACGCGCGGAATAAGTATGATGACTTTGAACAAGTTGCGTACAACCCCAAGCTGCCAATCTCTAACGCGATGGCTGAGACGATTCAAGCGTCGGATATTGGCCCTGATATTGCGTATTACTTGGGTTCAAATCCGAAAGAAGCCGCACGTATAGCCGCACTGAATTCGCCTATTTTGCAGGCCAAAGAGATCGGTAAACTGGAAGCAAAAATTACTTCCGAGCCGGTTTTGAAACGAACAACGAGTGCCCCACCGCCCATCGCGCCAATTTCTGGCCGTGGCTCTGGTACACCGTCTTACGATACGACCGACCCTCGTGCAATCAAAAACATGAGTACGTCTGAGTGGATTGAGGCGGATCGCCAGCGTCAGATGAAGAAGTGGGAAGCACAACGTAACCGCTAACTTTTTTAGGAAATAAATATCATGGCAAACTCGATTCTTACCATCGACATGATCACACGCAAAGCGTTGGAGATCCTTGAAAACAACCTAGTTTTGACCCGTAACGTTAACCGTCAGTACGACGACTCTTTCGCTGTTGAAGGCGCTAAAATTGGTTCCACACTGCGTATCCGTCTGCCGGATCGCGCTCTGGTAACCGACGGTGCCGCCCTGCAAGTTCAGGACGACAACGAGCAGTTCACCACCCTGACTGTTGCTTCCCAGAAGCACATCGGCGTGAACTTTACTTCCGCCGAACTCACCATGCAGTTGGATGACTTCGCAGAGCGAGTTCTGAAGCCTCGTATTTCTCAGCTCGCATCGTCGATCGACGCTGACGTCGCTAACTCGTACAAAGCCATCGGTAACTCGGTTGGCACCCCAGGCACCACCCCATCGACTTCGCTCGTTCTGCTGCAAGCTCAGCAGAAGCTGAACGAAAACGCTGCTGTGATGTCGCCACGCTACGCAACTGTTAACCCAGCTGCTAACGCTGGTCTGGTTGAAGGCATGAAAGGTCTGTTTAACCCAACCGACACTATCAGCCGTCAGTTCAAGAACGGCATGATGGGCACCGGCGTGTTGGGCTTCGACGAAGTCAACATGTCTCAGTCGATCAAGCAGCACACCAACGGCGACTGGGGCACTGCCATCACCGTGACTTCGACTGTTACCACCGAAGGTCAGAACACCCTGCCAATCAGCTTCACTGGCTCGTCCAAGACATGGAATGTCGGCGACGTGTTCACCATCGCTGGCGTTAACGCTGTCAACCCACAAACCCGTGAGTCCACTGGTTCGCTGCAGCAGTTCACCGTGACCGCTGTTGCTACCGGTTCGTCGACTGCAACACTGACCATTTTCCCAGCTCTGTATTCGGCAAGCCAGGCTCTGGCTACCGTGACTTCGCTGCCAGCTTCTGGCGCCGTGGTCACCATGCTGGGTGCTGCTACTGGCCAGTACGCACAGAACCTCGTGTACCACAAAGATGCGATCACTTTCGCGACCGCTGACTTGCTGCTGCCACAAGGCGTTGACATGGCTTCCCGCCAAGTCCATAACGGCATCTCGATGCGCGTTGTTCGTCAGTACGACATCAACAACGACCGTCTGCCTTGCCGTATCGACGTTCTGTACGGCTACAGCACAATCCGTCCGCAAATGGCTTGCCGCGTCTGGGGCTAAGCACTGGTGGGGGCTTCGGCCCCCATTAACGACACTCTTTTTAAAGGAAATTTATCATGGCAATTCCTAATGGCGCTGGTGGCTACCAGCTTGGTGATGGCAATCTCAACGAAGCCGTTTTGTCTGTTCAAAGCGCTCCTACCGCTCTGACAGCAGCTGCTACAGTAACCGCTGCACAACTGTCAAACGGCCTGTTTACTTTTAACGGCACCGCAGGCAATCTGACTCTGCCTACCGTCGCTGATCTTGAGGCAGGCATTCCAAACGCTGTCAAAGTAAACGCTTCGTTTGATTTCTACGTCATCAATATTGACGCAGGCACGGACGACGTGGCTGTTGCGGCTGGCACCGGCTGGACAATTGTGGGTAATGCTTCTGTGACTGAGAATACTTCAGGCCACTTCCGCGCCCGCAAGACTGGCGATAATTCTTGGACTTGCTACCGCATTTCCTAATGTTAGGGGCTTCGGCCCCTACTTTCTAAAGGAAAAATTATGTCGTCTAATACCAAACCAATTGGCGTCGCTTTTGAAGACCAAGACATTATCGGGTCTAATTTTGTAATGTCTGGTGGCGAGTTGGGTTACACCGCAGAAGCAAGCGGTACAGTAACTCAATTGACAAGCAAATCGACTGGCGTGACTTTGAACAAGTCTGCTGGGCAAATCACAATGAACAACGCTGAGTTGGCTAACGCTACGAACGTCTCGTTCACTTTGACCAACAGCACTATTTCGGCTAAAGATGTTGTGATTTTGAGCGTGTCTTCTGGTGCTACTGCCGGCGCATACAACTGCTGGATTTCTGGCAAAGCTACGGGAAGCTGCACAATTACCTTGCGCAACCTCTCTGGCGGGGCATTGTCTGAGGCGGTCGTAATCAATTTTGCTGTAATTCACATACTTTAAAACCACGGGGCTTCGGCCCCGTTCTCTACATGAATATTTACCTATCCCATCCGGTTCACGGATTTAAAATCGCGACCATGGATACTGAAGCAGAAGCAGATGAACAAAACGGCTGGGAGCGGTATAATCCAGCCACGCCATCGGCTCCTGAAGCGGTTTCCGAAGTTGCGGCCCCCGAGAATGTGTTAGGGGTAAAACGTCGACGTAAAGAACCTTCGCTAGGAGCGTAAATGGCAACCGCCTTCGACCAGATCAAAGCTGCACTTCGGCTCATTGGCCAGCTGGCTGAAGGTGAAGAGCCGTCTCCGCAAGCCGCCCAAGATGCACTGAACGCCATGAATCAGATGATTGATTCGTGGAATACCGAGCGTCTGTCCGTGTTTTGTACGGAAGACCAGATTTTTAACTGGCCGACCAACGAGATCACCCGCACCCTTGGGCCGACCGGCGACTTCGTCGGCAATCGACCTATTCTGATTGATGATGCGACGTACTTTCGCGATCCGCAGACCAACGTGTCTTACGGCATCAAACTGATTAACCAGCAGCAGTACGACGGCATTGCAGTCAAGACCGTGACCAGCACCTACCCGCAGGTCATGTTCGTCAACAATACGTTCCCCGACATCACCATGACCATCTATCCAAAGCCCACACGGCTTTTGGAATGGCACTTTGTGTCGGTGCAGCAGCTGGACAAGCCCGCAACGCTCAATACCGTACTGTCGTTTCCGCCGGGCTACCTGCGGGCGTTCAAGTACAACTTGGCGATGGAAATTGCCAACGAATTTGGTGTCGAGCCTATGCCGCAAGTAATGCGGATCGCCATGACGTCTAAGCGCAACTTGAAGCGTATCAACAATCCTGACGACGTGATGTCTATGCCGTATTCGCTGGTGGCCACTCGCCAGCGGTTTAACATCTTTGCCGGAAATTATTAAACCGTGAAGACGCCCATTCTTGGTCAATCGTATGTGGCTCGCAGCGTCAATGCTGCTGACGCGCGGATGGTCAACCTGTACCCCGAGGCCACACCCGCACCGGAAGGTATGGAGCCTGCATACCTAAACCGGGCACCCGGCCTGCGTAGGTTGGCGACTGTCGGTACTGGCCCCATCCGTGGGCTGTGGTCGTACGGTGAATACATGTACGCCGTCTCCGGCAGCAAGCTGTACCGAGTCGACAGCAACTGGGTGGCCACACCGCTGGGTAATGTCAGCGGTTCTGGCCCCGTGTCAATGGTGGATAACGGCACACAGCTGTTTATCGCGGCCAACCCGGAAGGGTTTATCTACGACGCGGCAACTGAAGCGTACGCCGAAATTACCGACGTGGACTTTCCAGGCGCGGTGACGGTCGGCTTTTTGGACGGCTACTTTATCTTCCAAGAGCCAAACTCCCAGCGATTCTGGACGTCTGAGCTGCTTGACGGCACTCAGATTGACCCGCTGTCGTTTGCCAGCGCCGAGGGTATGCCTGACGATTTAGTGTCGCTTTTTGTCGACCACCGCGAGGTGTGGCTGTTTGGCACCCAGTCAGTTGAGGTCTGGTACAACGCAGGCGACACACCGTTCCCGCTGGCCCGCATCCAAGGTGCGGTCAACGAGATTGGCTGCGCAGCGACCTTCTCGGTCGCCAAGATGGACAACTCGTTGTTCTGGTTGGGGTCGGATGCCCGAGGCCAAGGCGTCGTATTCCGGGCTAACGGCTACTCTGGACAGCGCATCTCTACCCATGCGGTTGAATTTGCTATCCAGAGTTATGGTGACATCTCGGATGCGATTGCCTTTACCTACCAGCAAGATGGCCATGCCTTTTACGTGCTGACGTTCCCTAGCGCCCAAAAGACATGGGTGTTTGACGTGGCCACAGGCGCATGGCATGAGCGCGCCGGGTTTGCCAACGGTCAGTACATCCGCCATCGCGCGAACTGCCAGACGTTCTTCAACAACCAAGTTGTGGTTGGCGACTTTCAGAACGGCAAGATTTACGCGTATGACTTGAATGTGTTTGCCGACGACAACCTGCCCCAGAAATGGCTGCGGTCGTGGCGAGCGCTGCCTACCGGCCAGAACAACTTAAAGCGTACCGCCCAGCACGCGCTGCAGCTTGAATGCGAGACAGGCGTGGGGCTGGTGTTGGGCCAAGGCAGCGACCCCAAGGTCATGCTGCGCTTCTCAGACGATGGCGGCCATACGTGGTCCAACGAGAAATGGGCTGGCATGGGCAAGATGGGTAACTACGGATTCCGAGCGTTCTGGCGTCGGCTGGGCATGACTGACAAGCTGCGTGACCGCGTGTACGAGGTATCAGGCACCGACCCCGTTAAGATCGCCATTATGGGTGCCGAACTAGCCTTGTCCGGCACCAATGCCTAACCCCGATAACGAGCCGCAACTACCCAAGAACCAGTCGCCGATCATCGACGAGCGGTCGGGGCTTGTTTCGCGTGACTGGTATCGGTTTTTCTTAAATCTGCTCAACAAAGCCAACACTGGCGGTGGGTCAGGCACGGTAACGTCGGTCAATGTCTCCGGCGGCACGACGGGCCTGACGACCTCTGGCGGCCCTGTGACGACGTCTGGCACTATCACCCTAGCTGGCACCCTAGACGTCGATAACGGCGGCACAGGGGCCACTACAGCGTCTGGCGCGCGGGCTAATTTAAGCGCGGCGGTCTTAGGCACCAACAACGACATTACGTCGATGACGGGCGTAACAGGCGGTATCTCGTCGCCCGACTTCATTCAGTTCGACACCACCGCCACCGTCACAGACGCCACGGGCAGGCTGTATTACGACGACACGGATCAGTTTCAAACGTTGACGTTCCAGATGAACGGCGCGGCAATTCAGCGCATTGGTGAAGAACTGTATTACCGCGTCAAATTGTCGTCTGCAGCCAATAAGGGTGATGTGCTGATGTTCACTGGCACACTGGGCGCCAGCGGTGGCTTAACAGCTGCACCGGCCACCGGGTTGCTGCCGGAGCAAGCCAATTACATCTTAGGGTTGGCGCACGAAAGCGGCATTACCAACGATTGGGTGTTTGTCACCACGTTTGGTGAAGTCAAGCAGATTAACACCACCGGCGGCCTCGAGACGTGGGTGCAGGGTGACATTCTGTACTACAACCCGCTGGTAGCCGGCGGGCTGACCAAGACAAAGCCTGCCGTGCCCAACGCTATTACTGTGGTAGCTGCGGTTGTCCACGTTGGTGCGTCCAACGGTGTGCTGTTTGTCCGCCCGACCTTTGGCTCCGTCTTAGGCGGCACGGACGGCAACGTCAACATTACAACCCCTACGTCCGGCAACACGCTAATTTACGACGCGGTTGCAGGTATATGGGAGAACGCTGACTTAACCGCTGGCACCGCGATTAGCGTCACTAATGGCGCCGGGTCAATCACGATCGCCAATACAGGCGTGACCAGCGCGATTGCCAGCACCGGCATTTCCGTGTCGTCGGCGACCGGCGACGTGACGTTCACCAATACCGCACCGGATCAGACGGTCGTGCTGACCGCCGGCACGGGCATCAGTACGTCAGGCACGTACCCCAATTTTACAATTACCAACACAGCACCAGATCAGACCGTAGTGCTGACCGCCGGTACCGGCATCAGCACGTCGGGCACATACCCCAACTTTACGATCACCAACACGGCGCCTGACCAAGTGGTGTCGCTGACCGGGGCTGGCACGACCAGCATCTCAGGCACGTACCCCAGCTTTACCATCACGTCCAACGACCAGTACGTCGGCACGGTTACCAGCGTCTCTGGCACCGGTACGGTCAACGGCATTAGCCTGTCCGGCACGGTCACGTCCAGCGGCAGCCTGACATTGGGTGGCGCGCTGACCGGGGTGGATCTGACTAGCCAGGTGACGGGCACGCTGCCAATCGCCAATGGCGGCACGGGGCAGACGACTGCCAGCGCAGCCTTTAACGCCTTGTCGCCGGTCACCAGCACGGGCGACTTGATTATTGGCAACGGCACCAACAGCTCGACTCGCCTGCCGATTGGCGCCACTAATTACGTGCTGACATCGAACGGCACGACGGCCACTTGGGCGTTGTCCAGCGGCTCGGGCGCAACGATTTCGAACGACACCAGCACAACCACAAATCTGTACCCGACGTTTGTGGCTGCCACGTCCGGCGCGCTGGCAAATATCTACACTAGCGACCCCAAATACCTGTACAAACCTAGCACGGGTGAATTAACATCAGAGCATTTCGTAGCGGGCAATGGTATATTTGTCAATAGTTTAACTATTGACACCAGCTACACAATCGTCGCAGGCACGTCAGGCATGTCAGCTGGCCCGGTAACGGTCGCCAGCGGCACGACGGTGACAGTAGCCAGCGGCTCAAGATGGGTGGTGGTGTGAACGATTTAGCCAATACTAAGGAAAAAGTAAAGTTCCGCGAAGACGTAATGGCGGTGCAAACTGGTTTGCAAGAGCTTATTGATTCTGGCGCGGTAGAGTCTACACTGGAAGATTGCAAGCTAACGCACTACTTTACCCCCAAAGATAATGTGTATGGGTGCCATGCTTATGCGCGGGAAATGCTTATCCCCAAGGGCACGTTAATTATCGGAAAGATACACCGGCACCAGCATTTGAATTTTATTAGCAAAGGCAAAGTGCGGGTGTTTACCGAGTTTGGCGAAAAGCAGTTGGAGGCGCCTTGCACGTTTGTGTCTGAAGTTGGGCTAAAACGTGCAGTGTATGCAGAAGAAGATACGCTGTGGACTACCGTGCATTTGACTGCGCATGGCGCAGAAGATAAGTTGCTTGAGATAGAAAACGAAGTTATCGCACCGACTTATGGCGACATGAATTTAATTGGCACTATGGATGAGTTGCTTCAATTAGAAGCAAAAGGAGAACCGTTATGACTTGGGGCTTTGTAGCTGCTGCTGGCAGCACGTTAGTAGGCGCGTATGGCGCAAATAAAGCAGCTAAAGCGCAAGTGCAAGGCGCCCGAGAAGGTGCTGCTGCCGAACGTGAGATGTTTGAGCGTCAGGTTGAGCTGCAAGCGCCGTTCCGTGAAGCGGGGCTTAATGCGCTGCCCGAACTGGTTGAAGCCTCCCGCTACACGCCTTTTGGTATGGAGCAGTTTCAACAAGACCCAGGCTATGGTTTCCGCTTAAAAGAGGGCTTACGCGCGCTAGAAAGTTCAGCAGCTGCGCGAGGTGGTTTGATGTCTGGCAATCAGATGCGCGGTATAACGCGGTTTGGGCAAGAGCTGGGTTCGCAAGAGTACACCAATGCGTTTAACCGCTATCAAGCTGAACGTGCGGCGCGGCTAAACCCACTACAAAGTTTGACTGGCATGGCACAATCGTCGGCTAACACACTATCTGGCGCAGCAGGGCAGCTAGGGTCTAGCCTAAGTAATCTGGCTGTTGGCGGGGCAAACGCGCGCGCATCTGGATACGCCGGTATGGCTAACGCGTTGTCAAGCGGCATAGGCCAAGGGTATAACTACTACCAAGGCAATCAAGCTGCAAAACAGCAACAGAACAATTTTGACACCTACATGAAGTATCTTCAGGGTTAAATTTTTATGGCTCAAATTGATCCCAGCATAGCGCTCAGTATTAAACCGGCTCAGATTGAGTCGCCGTTAGTTTCGGCTGCCCGTGCAGCAGAACTGCAAGGCGCGCAGCAATCGCAATTTATGAACATGCTCAAAATGAAAGAGTATGCTGATGAATCGCGCACTAAAAACGCGATGATGAAATGGCTGTCGGGTAAAACAGCTAAAGATCTTGAAAGTGACCAAAACATAAATGAGTTGGCCACAAAATATGGGGCGCAAGGTTTGGCGTTAGCCAAGCAAATTGACGACCGCCGCAAAGCGCAAAGCGAAGCTGCATATCGCACTGAGCAAATAGAAGACTTAAAATCGCAACGCACTAAGCGGGGGTACGAACTTGGCGAATCGCAAACTAAAAATGCGATAAACACTATAAGCGGGTTTACTAACCGGCAGCAAGCCTTAGATATGCTGTATGACTCCGAAGCTAAAGGAACCATCCCCCGCGAAGCTGCGGAGAATATTCGCCGCATGATGCCGGATAACGAAGAAGAGTTTCCAGCATTTAAGCAAAGTTTGATAGAGCGGCTTATGACTGCCGACCAGCGGGTGCAGTATGGGGAGCGGCAAGCAGCGTCGCGTGAAAAACAGGCTGACCAAGCGTACTCTGAATACGTCTATGATGCGGCGGATCGGGGCGAAACACCGATGCCTAAAGCGGCATTTTTAGCGTCTTACAGGCAGCAGCCTGCAACAGCTGTTGCCCCTGCTGCCGCACCGACAACTGCCCCAGCACCGACAACTGCCCCAGCACCGGCATCAGCGGAAGCAGCAGGTATTGCGCCTGACGGCGATAGAATGTTACCCGGCGTAGAGAAGGTTGAAGGGTTTTTTGGAGTACATCCGCAAGCCGCCGCGTTTTACCGCGCAGGTAATAAAGAGATGGGCGATAAAATTCAAGCGGCGCACGTTGAGCAGAAAAAACGCGAGCAACTTACCGGCGACTTCCAAAACGTAATGGTCGCGGAACAAATGATAGCGGATCTTAAGAAAAAGAAAAATCCGACGCCGCTTGATTTGGCGCAAATAAAAACTTTGCAAAAGCAGATCGATGTTGCAAATGAAGGTAGAGCGCCTAAATTTAATTTAGGCGGCATTAGAATATCTACCGAGAAAAAATTCAGCGAAAAATTTGCGGGGAATATAGCGGACAAAGACGTTGCGTTGCTAGACGCTGCTGAACGCGCGCCTGAAGCTGCAAACACCGCAAACCGCGTTCTTGGCTTGTTGTCTAGTGGTCAGGTTATTACCGGTGCTGGCGCAAACATCAAGCTTCAACTAGCTAAATGGTTACGCGTGGCCGGCGGCAACGAAAATGAAACCATTGCTAATACTGAAGCTCTGTTGTCTTCGCTTGCAGACACCACGCTTGGCTCAATTAAATCGTCAGGGCTAGGCTCTGGCCAAGGGTTTACGGACAAAGACCGCGAATTTTTGGAGCGCGCTAAAGCCGGTCAAATTACTTATGACGCGCGTTCACTAAAATATTTAGCTGAACTTTCGCATAAAGCAGCGGAAGCCACTACAGATAAATGGAATAAGCGTTCTAAAGCTATACCTAAGTCAGCAATCGAAGGGACAGGGATTAGCACGGAAGATATTAAAGTTTCGCCGATATATAAATCTGGCGGCAGCAATAAAACTCCGCTAACAAACTCTAAAGGGTGGAAGTTACAAAGAGATAGAGACGGTAATACAGCGTATGTCAGCCCTGACGGCAAGCAATTTGAAGAGGTTAAATAATGCCTTTTGATCTTTCCACGGCAAAACCTGTAGGCTCCGGTTTTGATCTATCTACGGCGGCTCCAGTAGAGCCTACCCCGCAAAACGAAGGCTTGCCTTTGCCGCGCCGTCAGTATGGACTAGGTGAGGCGCTTTTTGTAGAAGCGCCGTTTAGCGCGGGGGGCGATTTAGTTAACCAGTTTGTACAGCTTAAAGAAGCAGTTGAAAGCCCCGTGCAAACTTTGGGGGGCTTATTTGACCTTGCTGCGGGCGCGCTGCGCGAAACAGTACCTGCGCCTATCCGTAAAATTGTCGACTATTTTGACTCTGACCCTGAAGCTGCTGCGCGAGCTAGTGCTGCTGCAAAAGCTGTTGGGGGTGAGTACGCAGAAAATTACGGCAGTTGGGAGGCCATTAAGCGCAGCATAGCCGAGCGGCCTGTATCGACAATCTCTGACTTGTCGTTGCTGCTTAGCGGTGGGGCGGGGCTTACCAAACTAGGCGCCAAAGCAACTGCAACGGTCGCGCCCTCCGTATCCGCACCGTTGGCAAGCACCGCGTCTGCGCTCCAGACTGGCGCGCGCCGCACTGACCCGTTCTCAGTAATCGCGCCTGCGGCAGAGATAAGCGGCAAAATGGTGGGCGCAGGCGCTAACTATCTTA